TTTCTATTATATACTATGCTTAAAGCAACTTACAAGAATAATACCTATAATTTTTACGTTACATTAAAGGACGCCGAGCAATATAAGGATAATGGAAATTTTATTGTACCTATTTATGATCGATATTTGTTTAAGTTTACTAATGATATGTCAGGTGCTGTTAAGTGGGCGTACAGTACAGTCATAGAATTAAATGATAGGTATGCTAAGGTAGAAATTTACAATACTGTCTTAGAATCTGAAAACATATATGAAGGTAGGGTAAATTTTAACGAAACAGGTTATTGGAAGTATGAAGTATTTTGGATGTATGTTCCGGAGGGGTCAGGAAATTGTAGATATTTTAATCCATTAGAAAGAGGAACTTGGGAATGCACTAATACAGCAGGAACAGTTATTGATAGTGGTAATTTAGACACAGACGAATCTCTTAAGAGTGTTTATTTTATTGATACTATTATTGCTAGCACTTATTCAATAGAAGAATATTCAACTTGTAACCCTCCACCTTTTGCTCAGGGTTCAACAGCAGTTAATACTATAAGTCAAGCTATAAGTTCAATCCCTTGTTCCACAAGTTCAAGAGAATTGCTATTTACAAAAGTAGAAAGAGCTTTAGATACAGTAGAATTTACTATCACAAGTAATACAGCAATAGGAAAAGAAATTAGATTTACTTCAGATACTAGGACTTATTCTCATATTGTAACTACTTTGCCTGAAACTGTTGTTATGACAGTTGAAACATCAACAGGAATTGAAGATTTTAAAGATTATGTAGTTGCAATATATAATTTTGGAGTATTGTATCAAACTTATAATCCTGTTATAGCAGTAAGAAAGCCACAACAATTTAGAGGTGGTTATATTATGGCTTCTAATAATGAATATGAAGCAGATTGTGCATTTGGAACTACTTTAGGAAGTATCTTTTTTACTTGGAATGGGACAGGTAATTCTCCTAATGGTGGTTATATTACTGAATTTCAAGCACCAATAGAAATAGGAAAACTATTAATAGAAGAACCACAAGGAAATGAGCAAGTAAGATATACTCAACACGAATCACCGAACGACACAAATTATATATATAACGAATAAAATAAAATTATGGCAATAGAAAATGTACAACAACTCTTAACAGAGCAATTAGGAAAAAATAGATGTGATGTAGTTACAACTATAGCAATGACAGGTAAAGACTATTATTGTATTCACTTTCCAATCGAATCAGTAGTTACAGTAATTACTGCTTCTAATGTAACTTCAGCAGAAGGAAGTGAAGTAGCAAGTCTTCTTCAAACTTATCCTGCTGGAACTACTCTGTTCTTAAATGTAAATACCTTGACTTTAACAAGTGGATTAGCTATCTGTTATTACGACCAAGTAATATAATGTTAGCATTAAAACAAGCGTTAAGTTTAGTATCTACTAAAGTCGGAGGAGGAGCAGCTTGGAGTCCTACTGATGAATCTAGTTTAGAAGCTTGGTATGAAAACAAAGTTGGTATTACTAGGAATGGTTCTACTGTTTCTGAATGGGCTGACCAATCAACTAATAGTAGAGATATGGTACAAGCAGACGCTCCTGAACAACCTGCTTACAATACAGTAACAGGAGATTTAACTTTTGATTCTAGTAATGATACTAACTTACAGACAACAAGTCAAATGTCGTTTAGTGCAGATTTTACTTTAGGAATTAAAATGTTTCCTACTTCTACTAATGGAACTTTTGTAGCAGATAATACAACAGCAAATGAACTATTTAAAATATCTTCTAGTACAGCTATTACAATAAAAATAGATGGTTCTACTGTACTTTTACCGTTAGATACAGGAGAATTTGATGATGACTATATTGTTTTGACTAGAGTTTCAGATGTGTTTACGTTATATAGAAATGGAGTAGCACAAAGCAATACTCAAACTTTAGCAGGTACTATTGATATTGACGCTATTGGTATTAGAAGAACTGATGTCAATGGATTTGACGGAACTATACAAGAAGTACAAATTTATAGTATATCAAATGCAACACTAACAGCAAATATAAACGCAAGACTTTCAACTTTATAAAATGGATAAAATAATTTCGGTAGATTTAAGCACCTCAACAGCACCTTTAGTGCAAGAGGTTAGAGGAAAGGATTACATTGAGTACGGCGACGCAAATGGCGAATGGAGAAACCTCTACCCACAGTTCTTAATTGACCTTTACTATTCAAGCTCTATAACGGCTGCAATCGTGAATGCTACTGCTGAAATGATAAGTGCAGAAGATATAGTTATAACAGATGAAGAAGATAGAGATGAAGAAGCAAGAGTAAAGCTTCAAAACTTTATGAATAATGCTAATGGTAATGAAACACTACACGAAGTCTTAAAAAAGGTAGCGTTTGACTTTAAGCTACAAGGAGCATTTGCTCTTAATATCGTATGGTCAAAAGATAGAACTCAGATAGCAGAAGTCTATCATATACCTGTAGAGAAGATTCGTTGTGAAAGACCTGACGAGTTTGGAAAAACTAGAGGTTACTATGTTTCAGGAGATTGGGCAAACACAAGAACGAACAAGCCTTATAGAGTTCCTGCTTTTAATGTAAACGATAGAACTTCACCTAATCAAATTCTTTACACAGGTCTTTACAGTCCTAATATGAATTCTTATTTTACGGCTGACTACATCTCTTGTAATAATTGGAGTCTTTGTGATTCTAAAGTTTCAGAATTCCATTTACAGAACGTAAGTAATTCATTCTCAGGAAGTTATATGATTAGTTTCGCAAATGGAATTCCACTCGCTGAAGAAAGAAGACAGATAGAACAAAGTCTTACAGATAAATTCACAGGCGCTTCAAATGCAGGGAAGTTTATATTAACTTTCTCAGACGATAAGACAAGAGTTCCTGAAATAACTCCTATCAGTCCTGCTGATTTAGACAAACAATATTTAGCGCTTCAAGAACTACTTACTAGCAACATCCTAGCAGGGCATAGGGTGACTTCTAAGACACTTATGGGCTTGGATAGTGCTAATGGGTTCTCAAGCAATGCAGACGAGCTACTGAACGCTTCTAATTTTTACTTGAATACTGTGGTTATGCCATTTCAAGGTCAAATCTTAAAAGTGTTACATAAGATATTCCAAGTTAATAATATGGATATGCCTGTTCAGTTTGTACAACTTAAACCAATTACTATTCAATTTGACTCTAAGACTATTAGAGAAGTAATGACACAAGATGAAATTAGAGAAGAAATTGGTTTACCACCTTTAGAAGTTGAAGAAGAAACTCTTGACTTTGCAAAAGTTGGTATGATAGACGGAAAGCCTGTTTTTGATACCATAGATGAAGCCTTAGCAAGTGCAAAGACTTTAGGGTGTGAAGGCTACCACGAACACGATTATGAAGGTAAGACAGTCTATATGGCTTGTGAAGGTCATAAAGAAGCTACAGAGCTTTCTAAGTTCATTGAGGAGTTTGGAGAAGATATGCCTGAAGAATGGGAATTAGTAGAAGAAGAAGTAGTAGATGGAGAACACCAAGACTTTAATTTTGAGCAGGTATTAAATGAAGTAGCTAATGAAAAATTAGAACTAGCTTCAACAGGAACAGCAAGACCTAATGCAAGAAGTAAGCAAGATGGAACTAATAAGTCAGATAATGAATTTTACAAAGTTAGATATGTTTATACTAAAGACAATTTTTTAAGTCAAAAGGGAGAAACAAGAGATTTTTGTAAATTAATGGATTCTTCTAAAAAGATATACCGAAAGGAAGATATCTTACAAATGGGAAGTAGAGCTGTAAATCCCGGATGGGGTCCTAGAGGTGCTAATACTTATTCAATATGGCTTTACAAAGGAGGAGGAAATTGTCATCACTATTGGCTAAGGCAAATCTATAAAACTTCTTTAAGAGGTGCTAAGAGTAATATTACTTCAAGCCAATTAATAGGATATACCAAAGCTAAGTCAGAAGGATTTACAGCTGAAAAGAATGACAACTTAGTAGCAAGACCACCAAAACGAATGAAGAACAACGGATTTTTAAAACCTAGATAATTATGGCAGGATATGTACTATTCATCTCAGAGGATAAATTAAAGGACTCTACAGCAATCAATCTTAATGTTGATGTAAACCTATTACTTCCTTATGTTCGTCAAGCACAGAAGCTCTATGTAGAAACTAAGCTAGGTACAGACTTGAATCAAAAACTCAAAGACTTAATTGTTGCAGGAACTTTAAGCTTACCTGCTAATGCAGCTTACAAGACTTTAATAGATGACTACATTGGAGATATGCTTCCTAATTGGGCTTTTTACCACGCTATCCCATTCCTTAGATTCAAGATTGAGAACGGCAATATTTACTCAAAGACATCAGAAACAGGAAATAGCTTAAGCACAGATGAAGCTCAACACCTAAGAGAGGAAGTCAGAAATACTGCTGAATACTATACAGAAAGGCTAATAGACTACATCTGTAATAATAACACTTTATTTCCTGAATACAATACAAATACAGGTGCAGATGTAGACCCTGATAGAAATGCGTATTACAACGGAATGAACCTTGAAAGACCTCAAAATCAAGGAACAAGACTTACTTTAAGAAACTTTTTAAACGGTGCAGATTAATGAAGAAACACTACAAGACAAAACCAATTAACATTACTAAACTCAAATCCTACTTGGATAAAAAGCCTAAAACAAATGAAAGAAGTACAAGACAGCCTACAAGTAGGTCTAGCAAATAGTACCGCTATAGCTTTTTCAATAACTGAATGCAATCAAATATTGACATTCGTATCGCTATCTTTAGCTATTATATTTACTTTATATAAGTTCGCAAAGTATGATAAAAAAAAATGATAAACCTCTTATTGATTAGAGATACATTCTCAAAAGAATCAACTATTGGTGAATTATTTTTAAATGGTGAAAGAATGTGTGATACCTTAGAAAACCCTTGGGTAGATAATCAAAGGAATATAAGTTGCATACCTGAAGGAGTTTATCCTGTAAGACTTAGACTTCCAAGAGAATCAGCCACTAGAGATTATATACACCTATTAGTACAAGATGTGCCTAATAGAGATTGGATATTATTCCATAGAGGTAATACAGCTAAAGATACAAGCGGTTGTATTCTAGTAGGACTAGGAAGCCAACAGGACTTTGTTAGTAACTCTACATTAGCTATGGACTTATTAATCAAAGAAATACTACATTTGGGCGGAGAAAATATTAACTTAATAATTAAAAATAAATAATATGAAAAAGTTTTTTCAAAAGTATCTTATCGGACAGATGTTAAAGTCTAAGAAGTTTTGGTACGCAATCAGTTCAGTAGTAGTACCTGCAATCGTTACGTTCTTAGGAGTAGACCCATCAACTGCAACAGAATTGTATCACGCAATCTTAGTTCTTATTGTTGGACAAGGAATTGCAGACGTTGCTAAGAAATAATCGTTACAGATTAAATCCTAACGAGATAGCAGTCATTCAGGAAATGAGAAAGTCAGAGCTTAGAAACATTCTAGTCATTGGCGACCTTCACGAACCATTCTGTTTAGACGGCTACCTTGAGTGGTGTAAAGAACAATACAAAATCCATAATTGTAATCAAGTTATCTTTATAGGGGATATCATTGATGCTCACGGATTCTCTTATCACGAGCCTGACCCTGATGGTATGTCTTCAGGACTAGAACTTGAAACTGCTATAAAGAAGATAGCTAAGTGGTATGAAGCTTTTCCTTATGCAGATGTTATGATAGGTAATCACGATAGAATGGCTAGTCGTAAAGCTATGTCAGGTGGTATTCCTGCGGCTTGGATAAGGTCTTATAATGAAGTCTTAGGAACTCCTAATTGGAATTGGTGCGAGTCTATTATATATGATGATGTACTTTACGAACACGGAGAAGGAGGACAAGCAGCAGCTAAGGCTAAGAATAACTTGATGTCTTCTGTTTGTGGTCATACCCATACACTTGCTTACGTTCAATGGTTCGTAGGTAAACGCTTCAAAGTATTTGGAATGCAAGTTGGTTGTGGTGTAGATTCTACAACATACGCAGCAGCATACGCTAAGAACTTTAAGAAACAGTCAATCGGTTGTAGTGTAGTATTAAACAACGGAACTCTACCAATCAATCTTTTAATGCCTTTATAGTAGTACCCCTTTGCCGTTTTAGGCACTTTCTTTTCTTTTTAATACTAATATACTAGACAAGCTATAAAGTTCGTCCTAGATGTAAACACCTTAATTGTTAATAACTTTGTTTATGATTGTGTTTATAACATTATATTTTTATATCTTTGCTTCATAATTAATCAAATAAATATTATGAAAAATTTACTCTCAACACTTTTAGGAATAGCAGGACTTTTCGGCTGCTTATATATACTACTTGCGTCTATTACGCTTTTAGAACTTTTTTTAGGATTAAGATAATGGAATTTAAAATGAAAGAAGCAACTACTAAACAGGAAGCTATCATAAGCCTACTAGACGTACAATCTAATCAACCTGTACTTTTACCTGATAATACAGTTTTAACTGAATACGGACTTAATTTATTAAAATTTCAAGTAGTTAGGGATTTATATATTAAGGTAAAATCAGCTTACTATAATTCGCAAGATAACTCAAAAAGATTTTAAGATGACTATACAAGACGCAGAATACTTAGAAGATACTACTTTCATAGACTATAATAAACCTCACTACTCTAAGTTTATGGGGTATCAATTAGACAATAAGAAAGTAATAGCTGAAGAATGGTATTTAAAACCTCAATACTTATCTACAGGAATTAATACTTATGATAGAATGTCAGGACACTTCAGTAATGATTTGAGTAATAATAATCGTTCAGTAATTATAGTGGGAACTGAACTACAGAATTTCAGAAAGTTTGAAGAAATGCTAAAGACTTATGGTTGGCAGCTTCAAGATTCTTGGGATTCAGAATTAAAACCTGAATACTTAGAACACTATAAAGAAAACAATAACTCACCAATAATAATAAATTTAAAATAATGAAAACAGAAAACAAGCAGGACTATTTAATAGCTATACAAAGCGAATTAAAAGCACCTAAGAACCAATTCAACAGTTTTGGTAAGTATAAATACAGAAGTGCTGAAGACATCTTAGAAGCCGTTAAACCACTACTAAAGAAATATGGTTGTTACTTAACGATAACAGAAACAACTTCAGAGATAGCAGGATATTTAGTCCTTAATTCTAAAGTATCAATTTCAGATGGAGAAAAAACTATCTTTGTTGAAGCTCAAGCAGGTATAAACCCTGAAAGGAAAGGAATGGACATAGCTCAATCTTTTGGAAGTTCTAGCAGTTATGCTAAGAAGTATGCACTTGGTAACTTATTCTTATTAGATGACACTAAAGACGCTGATAGTAATAGAGTAAACGAACCTGCTTCAAAACCTCAAATGACTACTGATATTTACAATGCAATGTTAGAAGCAATCAATACAGGAAAAGGTGAGGCTGTATCAAGAAAGATGAACAACTATAAAATGAGTAAAAAACAATCCGAAACATTAGGGATAATGATTCAAGGATAATAATTTAATTAATAAAAGACCTGCAAAAACAGGCATAATAAAAATGGAAGTAAAAGGAAAATTAGTAAAGAAGTTAGACATAGAATCAGGAATTTCAAAGTCTGAGAAAGTTTGGAAAAAGCAAACTGTAGTTGTAGATACAGGTGCAGAATATAATCCTGAAATAGCTGTAACAGCTTTTGGAGATGACAAATTGAAAGACTTGAATAAACTATCAGTAGGAGATGAAGTTATGATTAAGTGTAACGTATCGTCAAGAGAATACAACGGAAGATACTTCCACAACATAGATGGGTATTGGTTTGCAAAAACTACAACTGAAACAGCTAAACCTATTGAATCTGATGACTTACCTTTTTAAGATGACACAAGAAGACAACTTTAAAAACTTATGCAACCTGACAACATCTTTGTTGGGCTTGCGTAAGGGTTCTCTAGCCTACAAAAGTAGGAAACAAGAGCTTCAGGTGGCAAGATCAATAGCAAGTGTTATAGCTAGAAAAGAATATGAAATACCACATTCAACAATAGCAAAGGTTATTAATAGAGATAGAACTTTAATCTATCACTATGAGAAAAATCATAAACATAACTACGCAACATTTCCTAAATACAGAGATATTTTTAATAAAGTATTTAATGCTTTTCAATCTATTGAAGATTCTAAAAAAACATTCTTTGACTTATTTCAACTGAAAGACTATTTAAGAAAAAATGATGTTAATGATAGTTTAAAGCACCAAGTAACGATAAGAGTTAAATCAGGAGATGTAGGTACAGACATAAAAGTTTCTTACAGGGACTTCTATAATCAATTAGAAAATGTTAAACTTGCACTTCAGAATTTTAAATATGAGATTGAAGTAATTACCTTATGAAAGAGAAGCCTAACTACTACGCAATAATTCCTGCTGAGGTCAGATACAGTAAAGCATTAATACCTAATGCTAAATTACTTTATGCAGAGATTACAGCTCTTTGTAATATGAATGGAAAATGCACAGCTTCTACTGAATACTTTTGCAGACTGTATGAAGTTAGTAAGGTATCAGTTCAGAAGTGGTTAAAGAATTTAGAAGATAACAACCATATTAGGCGAGTAAACAAATATAAGCCACATAGTAAACAAATAGAATGTAGGGTAATAACTTTAGTTAATGTACCTAGTAAAGAAAAGCTTTCAGATAATACTAATATAAATATAACTAATACTAATCTTACAGATAGTAATAAAAAGGCTCTCTTTAAAAAACCAACTTTAGATGAAGTTAAAAATTATTGTATCTTACGCAAAAATAATATAGATGCAGAATCATTTATAGACTTTTATGAAAGCAAGAACTTTATGATCGGAAAAAATAAAATGAAAGATTGGAAAGCTTGCGTTAGAACTTGGGAAAGTAGAGAAGCAAAGAAACCAAAAACAATGTCTAAGTTAGACGCACAAATTAATGAATGGCAAAAAGCAAAAGAATTATTATGAAAGAATTAGAATACAACGAAAATATTATTAAAGATTTAGGTTTAACTGAAATGCAAGTATTAAATATTGTGTCAAGATGGTACACTAACGGAATGATGCCTGATATAATACAAAATGAAAATGGATTTGAATTAGATGAAATAGTTGATAATAGATTTTGGGATTTATTTGATGAAGAAAAATTAATAAGAGATATTATTTGGGATATAAATAATCCATATAAACCATTGAAATAACATATAGATATGAAACCACTAAAAAAAGAAGAACTAAAAGAACTTACTGAAAAAGTTTTAGACTTACTAGGCAAGACTTCAGTAGAGATAGGACACAGGTCAGACGCTCAAACTCTAGCAAGTCTAAGTAAGATATTTGCATCAGACTTAATACAAGAGAAAAGATTTGGTAATATGACTTGGAATCAAATACTAGATGCATTTCATATTGGAGTAAGGTTTGGAAAGGACGAACCATTCTTAAACATCAGAACCTTTTACAAGTGGGTGTATGCTCACAAGAAAGTAATTGATGACGCAACCTATCAAGTAAGAACATTAGGGAACGACCCTAAGCAAGTAAGATATTATCAAGAACCTATAAAATTATTAAGATGAAGAAAGAAGAATTGTACGACCCTGTAAAAACAGGAAGTTTCCGAATGATGTTTGGATTCCAACAGCCAAGTACATACCGACCTCAAAAGTGGGTATCAATTAGAAAGCCTAAAGAAGAAAAGAAATGAAAACAAAAGACAAAGTAATTAAATGGATAGTAAAATATCCAACACTAAGAGATGATGACAATAGATTATGTTGTAATATTTGGGCTGAAGAAATGAGTGCTTT